GGAATCAACAGGAATCTCGCTAGGTGCTAAAGAAGTAGTTACCGAAGCGAAAAAAGATTCAAAAGTAAAAGAAGCAGCAAAACCAGACTTTCTTGATATGGACAAAGATGGCGACAAGAAAGAACCTATGAAGAAGGCTGCTAAAGATGCTAAGAAAAAGAAAGAACCTGTAAAAGAAGCAGAACAAATTATCAAAGCAGAAAAGAAAGCAAAAATGCCTAGCAAGAAAAGCATCTTAATGATGTGCAGCAAAGGCATGAGTGTGAAAGAAATGTGCGAAGCACATCCAGACTGCGATCAAAAGAAACTAAAAGAAATGTGCGAAGCATGCATGGAAGAATACAAAAAGAAAAAAGACGAATCAGTTAGTTTTGTAGACATGGATGGTGAAATTGTAGAAGCACAATCTGCAAAACAAAAAGCAGCATTCAAAAAAATGTTAGACAAAAAGAAAGGTAAAACTTCAGACGATAAAGAAATGGACGAAGGTGCCTATGGCAAGAAAAAGAAAACAGTTAAAGAATCTGTTGAAACTAAAATGTCATTTGTCGACATGTATAAAATGGTTAAAGAGAGTGGCGGACAACAAGCAATCGACCCAATGGACGATGTTCTTTGGAATTGGGCTAATAGAGTCGCTGTAACAAAAGTAGAAGAAACAAACAAGCAAGAAATTTTTGCTGCTATGCTATATGAAAGAAACGGCGGACGTTTTGAAATGTATGACGTTGTGGAAAAAGGCTTAACAGAAGGCAAGGACTGTAATTGCGGTCCAGACTGTGCTTGTAAAGGCAACTGCGGTGACGACTGCAACTGCGGTCCAGACTGCTAACAAAAAGAATTTAAATATAGACTAAAGCCGGTATTCAACTGCCGGCTTTTTTTATGACTTAAATACCTGTATGTTAACAGATTTAAATCAGGCTTTAAATGTAATTGGCAACGCTGAAAGTATATTTTCAAAAACTAACGGACACATTATTGATAGTCTTCCTACTGTAAGATTTAATCGAGCAGGTATAATTGATAAAGAATCTCAAGGAAGTCGTTGGGATTTTTTGGCTTCAAGCGAAGTGAACACTTTTGAAAAATACAATGCTGAAACACCAAAATTCCATACTTTAATATTCACTCCTACCAAGAAGGAATTAGAATATAAAATAAGAAAAGCAAAATTTAAAGCAAAAAGAATAATGTTACCTTTATTCCAATCACAATGGTTAGAAAATAATCTTGATGCTCCACCATCTACAGGATTACAGGTTTTGTATTATCTAAGTGAAATGAATAATAAACAAGTTAATATTTTTGGTTTTGATTTTAAAGAAACTAGAACATTCTACGAAACCAGAAACAAAGGACAACACGACTACAATAAAGAAAAAACATTTATATTAAATTTAGTTGATAAAAATGGTTGGAAAATTTATAGGTAAGTGTTGACACACAACTCTAAATAGTGTATAATAACAAGCTCAAACCAGGAGAATAATATGTCAAAAAGTTACGGACCAGAAGAAAAAGCAAAATTAGAAAGACTAATTAGCGAAGGTTCAACTGTACTACGTGAAGTAGAAGATTTGAACGAAGGCCTTAAAGATACTGTAAAAGCAGTAGCAGAAGAACTACAAATTAAACCAAGCACAATTAATAAAGCAATTAAAATCGCACACAAAGGTGATTGGGCCAAGCATGAAGAAGAATGGAGTGATATCGAAGGTATTTTAGGTATTACTAAAAATCTTCCGGATGATGTATCCGGTCCACGTGTGGATGACGAGTAATTGGAAAAGATAAAAAACTTTTGGATTAATTCCTATCAAAGCGATAAAATTGCTTTTGGTTTTGAATTAATAAGTTTTATCTTTACAGTAGGTGCAAGTATGACTCTTGCTCTTACTGCTAGGGATCCGAATATGCTTATAGTGTATCCAGGATTCTTTGTAGGTAGTATTACTCAATGCTATGCATCATTACGTAGAGGTGCTGCTTGGGTAACACTATTAACTTTCTACTTTGCATGTGTTAACGTATTTGGATATGGTATAGCAGCAGGGTGGTGGTAAAAATAACTTGACAACACAATAAACTTGTGTTATTATTATAACAATGTCTAAACAAAGAAAGAGAACTAAAAAAGTGCAATACAAAGATGAATCTCAATATGATCCTAAAAGACATGTAAAGACTAAAGGTGGTTTAGGATTTGGAATGAAAAAAGGTATTAAGGATTTAGATTACGAAAATAGTGGTGTTAATCTAGCATCAGTGTTTGGTTGGGAAGTTCCTGAACATCTTATGCATATTAAACAAGTGATTGATAAGCGTAATGGGTAATACACTTATAGTTTCAAATCATATAGGACCAGGCGGTGAACCTGCTGATAGAATATATGGTAACATGAATGGCAATGTAAGATTAGTCAATGCTGATTACTCCGACTACAAAGGTACCATAAAGAAAAAGCGTATCTTTAAAAAGTCTGCAATTGATGGTAGTAATATTACAACACACATTTATGTAACCGATGATGGACGTTATTTTGATAACGGTGGTATGCCTATTCTTAAACCAGATAATATTGAAGAGGAAGAAGATGACAGCACAGGTGAGTAAACCATATCAACCATTAGCATGGGCCGGTACTACAGTTCTACTTACTGCGGCAATGCTTATTAGTTTATTTCCAAACGAAGTTTACGGAGTGTACGGTTTCTTCTTTGCTAGTTGTATTTGGACAATTGTTGGTATACTGTGGAAAGAGAAAAGTTTAATTGTACTTAATGGAGTGTTGTCTCTAATTTATACTTACGGAGTCACAAAACATTTTTATACTGTTATCACAGGATAAGTATTAATGAAGAAGGTATTGTCCGCCACAAAAGGACTTAATTGGTATTTGTCAGCCGCAAATGACATGTAAGGAGAAAAAATGAGTTACGTAGATGCATTCTATGATCGAAATGAAGATACTATTAGAGTCGTAGAAAGAAAAAATAACAAAAGACATTTTACAGAATATTCCCCAAGACACGTATTTTACTATAAAGACCCAAGAGGCAAACACCAATCTATTTACGGTGAGCAGTTACAACGTGTTACTGCAAAAAATATAAAAGAACTTCGTAAAGAACTTGCAATTCATTCTAATAAAAAATTATATGAAAGCGATATAAATCCAATTTATCGATGTTTAGAAGACAACTATTTAAATGTTGATGCTCCTAAACTAAATGTAGCGTTTTGGGATATTGAGGTCGACTTTGATCCAGAGCGTGGATATGCTTCTCCAGAAGATGCATTTATGCCTATTACGTCAATTGCTGTACACTTACAGTGGATGGATGAACTAATTTGTTTAGCCATTCCGCCTAAAACACTTTCAATGGCAGAAGCACAAAAAGCAATCGAAGGTATTCCTAACACAATACTTTATGAAAACGAAGCAGATATGCTTGATGCGTTTTTAGATCTTATACAAGATGCTGACGTACTAAGTGGTTGGAACAGTGAAGGTTATGATATGCCTTACACTGTTAACCGTATTATAAAAGTTTTAAGTGCAGATGATACTAGACGTTTGTGTTTATGGGATCAAAAGCCTAAGAAAAGAACATATGAAAAGTTTGGTAAAGAATCTCAAACATATGACCTAATTGGTCGTGTACATGTAGATAGTTTAGAACTATATAGAAAATACAACTATGAAGAAAGACATACATATCGACTAGATGCTATTGGTGAACTAGAAGTAGGCGAAAAGAAAACTGTTTATGAAGGTAGTCTAGATGCTCTTTACAATAATGACTTTAGAACATTTATTGAATACAATAGACAAGATACTGCACTACTTGATAAACTTGATAAGAAACTAAAGTTTATTGATCTTGCAAATACTATTGCACATGAAAATACTGTGCTTATACAAACAACAATGGGTGCTGTTGCTGTTACAGAACAAGGTATTATTAACGAAGCACATAGACGTGGAATGATTGTTCCGAACAGAGTGAAACGTGAGCCAGGTAGTGAGCCAGCGGCAGGTGCTTATGTTGCATATCCTAAGAAAGGCATTCATGAATGGATTGGTAGTGTTGACTTGAATTCACTATACCCGTCTGTTATTAGAGCATTAAATATGGGTCCAGAAACTGTAGTAGGACAATTACGCCAAGAAGGTACTAAAGCACATATTGACGGACAGATGGCAAAGGGCAAATCATTTGCAAGTGCATGGGAAGGAATGTTTGGAAGTGTCGAATATAGTTCTGTTATGGAAAAAGAAATTAGTAGAGAGATTACTATTGACTGGGAGAATGGCGATAGTGACAAACTAAGTGCTGCACAGATATATGATCTTATCTATGAAAGCAACCAACCATGGATGCTAAGTGCGAACGGCACAATCTTTACATATGAAAAGGAAGGTATTATTCCTGGGCTACTTGCACGTTGGTATAAAGAACGTAAAGAAATGCAAGGTAAACAGAAAGAAAGTCAAAATGCAGGAAACAAGATTGAAGAAGAATACTGGGCAAAACGTCAGTTGGTTAAAAAGATTCTACTTAACAGTTTGTATGGTGCTATTCTTAATCCTGGTTGTAGGTTTTTCGACAACAGGATTGGTCAAAGTGTTACACTTACAGGACGAAGCATTACCAAACATATGGCTGCTAAGATCAATGAGATAGTAACAGGAGAATATGATCATACAGGTAAAGCAATTGTTTATGGTGATACTGACTCTACATACTTTAGTGCATACAGCACATTGAAAAAAGATGTTGAAGCAGGTAGTATTCCGTGGACAAAAGACAGTGTTATTGAACTGTATGATACAATTGGTGAAAATGCAAATGCAACATTTCCTAAGTTTATGTCACAAGCATTTCATTGTCCTAAGAAGCGTTCCGAAGTTATCGCGGCTGCTAGAGAGATTGTTGCAAGTAAAGGCTTGTTTATTACAAAGAAACGTTACGCAGTATTGTACTATGACATTGAAGGCTTTAGAACAGATACAGAAGGTAAGCCAGGTAAAATTAAGGCAATGGGGTTAGATCTTAAACGCTCTGATACTCCAGTTGTTATTCAAGACTTTCTAAGCAATGTATTAGAAATGGTACTAGCAGGCAAAGAGAAAGAAGATGTACTAGATTATATCACAGAATTTAGAACAGAGTTTAAAGCACGTCCGGGTTGGGAAAAAGGTTCGCCAAAACGTGCAAACAAAATTACTGAGTATGAAGCAAAAGAAAAGAAAGCAGGCAAAGCAAATATGCCTGGACACGTTCGAGCAAGTATCAATTGGAATACACTTAAACGTATGAACGGTGACAAATACTCTGTAAACATAACAGATGGTGCAAAAGTTATTGTTTGTAAAGTTAAAGACAATCCAATGGCTTACACTAGTGTAGCATATCCGGTAGACGAACTAAGACTTCCGGAATGGTTCAAAGAGTTACCATTCGATGATGCTACTATGGAAAACACAGTCATCGATGAAAAACTTAAAAACTTAATTGGCGTTTTGGAATGGGACATAAGTCAAACACGTAATGATAACAATTTTAACAGTTTGTTTGATTTTGAGTAAAAAAGCACTTGCGTTTTATACAAAACCTAAATATAATGTAAATGTATAGGAGAATTCAATGAAAGACATTTTACAAGATATCGTCAGCCACACACAGAACTTAGGTTTCCTAACAACTGTTAAGGTATCTGGCGAAGAAGATAAGACAGGTATGTTTTCAATGGCTGATGATAGATCAGTTATTATGGAAGCAGAAACACACAATCCGTATCCAGATATGATTGGTACATTTGGTATGCCGCAACTTAATAAGTTGAAATACTTAATTGATGGTACTGAGTATCAAAAGGATGCAAAGATTACTATTACTAGTGCAGAAAGAAATGGTGCTACTATTCCAGTAGGTATTCATTTTGAAAATGCAGATGGTGATTTTAAAAACGACTATCGTTTTATGAACCAAGAAATTATTAACGAAAAGATGAAAACTGTTAAGTTTCGTGGTGTTAACTGGGATGTTGATGTAACTCCAACTTTGCCAGCAGTACAAAGATTTAGTTTCCAAGCAGGTGCTAATCCTGAACATCCAACATTCTTAGCAAAGACTGAAGATAGTAACTTGAAGTTTATTTTTGGTGATGCAAGTACACACGGTGGTGAATTTATTTTTGCTACTGATGTTACTGGTACACTCAATAAAGGGTGGACTTGGCCTGTGGCTAGCATTCTTGCTATCCTTAAAATTGCTGATGTGAACAACACTAAGATGAGTATTTCAAATGAAGGTGCTATTCAAATTACACTAGATAGTGGATTAGCAAATTACAAATATATCATTCCAGCACAGGCGGCCTAAATAATATTATGAAAAAACCAGTCAACCTAACACCATTACAGAAAGACTACGCAGTGTATTTGCCTGCTATTAGTTCTTTCTTCAGCACTTATATTGCTAAACAACGTAAGGAAGAGTTCGTTCCTAAAGAACGTATTCCGCAGGGATTTGATCGCGGTATCGAAGGAATGAACTTTTTAAATGAAGAGGAAGGATACTTTACATACAAATATGGATTGTATTCCGCAGGACACGCACAATTAAATCTTGATAAAACAATGGATCAAGACAGTATGGTGCAAACACGTGATCGTGGCAAAACTATGATACTTGGCGATTCAGGTGGTTATCAGGTTGGTAAAGGTGTTCTTAAATTTGATTGGCTGAACTTTGAAGGTCCGGCTGCTAATAAGGTCAGAGATGATATTCTTAATTGGCTTGAACTTACAGCAGACTGGAGTATGCTACTTGACGTTCCGACTTGGGCATGTGATCATATTCATTCTCCTAAAACAGGACTAAAGAGCTTTGAGGATTGTCTGGATAAGACAAAGTTTAATAACAAGTATTGGTTAGAACGCAGACTAGGCGCAACTAAGTTTCTAAATGTACTACAAGGATCAGACTGGGATACTGCTGAAAGATGGTATGAAGGTGTAAAAGAATTCTCCGATCCTGCTATATGGAAAGACAAGGCTTGCGAAGGTTGGGCAATGGGCGGCGCAAATATGTGCAAAATGCCTATTACACTAAGACGTATAATGACTATGAAATTCGATGGTATGCTAGAAGGCAAAGACTGGATGCACTTCTTAGGCACAGCACAACTTGATTGGTCATGTTATCTTACATCAATACAAAGACAAGTAAGGAAACACATTAATGAGAACTTCACAATCAGTTTCGACTGTGCAAGCCCTTTCATTGCTACAGCACATGGGTTGGTGTATACTAACTCCCAACACACAAGTAAACGTTGGTCAGTTATTATGGATAAAGCCCCTGATAATAAGATGTTGGCCGGACGGAACGATATTCCTTTCCCGTTCGAAAGCGAAATTGGAAGACGTTTGTCGATCGCGGATATTTGCCACTATGCGCCAGGCATGCTAAACAAGATTGGTAAAGAAGGTAAGACTAGTTGGGATAGTTTTGGTTATGCACTTATGATGTCACACAATGTTTATCAACACATTGTTGCAGTACAACGTGCTAATAACTTAACAGATATCGAATTAGCAAAAGAACGCCCAGACTGGAGACGTTGGAGAAAGGTCAAAGAAGCAGACAAAAGTGATGAATATAGTGATTGGGTTCCACGTAACATTTTGTACTTCGATCGTTTCGTCGAAGAACTGTTCGAGCAACCTACTAAAGAGGCAGCGTTTGCAATGATTAAAGAAGCAGACAGTTTCCTTAAAAACTTAGAAGGTGCAAGACTACGTGGTGGTGTTACTAATGAATTTAATAGGATGTTCGTCGAAGTTGACGATGAGGGTAATGAAGAAACTCCTTGGACCGACGATAGAGAAGATGACGAACTAGATAAACTGGAACAGCAACTACAGGAGGCATAATATGGGTGACTATACAAAGCGTTTGCAATGGTTAAAGGAAACACATAAATTCCTAAATAAACAAGTTGATGCTATGGAAAAATCTGGCAACTTCAAAGACGAAGAATTAAGTGAAATGAAAAAGAAACGTTTAAAGTTAAAGGATCAAATTGAAAGCCTAGAAAAGGAACATGCCTAATGAAACGTGACTATGCAGATGGTGTAAAAGAAGATGTTATTTACTTTACAGGCTATGAAGTAGAGAAAACCCCTGCACATGATATGCATACACTGTTTGTAACAGGATGTCAACCATTAGAAGATGTTCTTGCAAAAGCAAAAGAACACACAGTCGAACACATTTACTTAGGTGCCAATCACAGTTTTGTTCCAAAAGAAAGTTGGGACGATCTTGTATATGGATTACTTGACAAAAAATATCTTGTAACACTTGACTATGATGCAAAATATCATGACTGGGTACTTGAATCAGGATATAACGAAAGACATAACTTTATTAGTATGATTAGTGTTAAACTACCATACGTAAACCAACTTAACTACAATGCTTGCATTAAGATTGACGATGCAGACTTTAATCACTCTAATCCAGGTGTATGGGTACAACCTGTACATGAATTACTAGAACGAGATAAATTTACAGATTGGAGTAAGTATGGCGATGATGATATTAAAGACTAACTTGACAACACAACGAAAAGGTAGTATACTATGAGTATAACAGATACAATGATGAAGGAAGCAATGGCAGAAGACAATCACAGACGTATTATGTCTACAGCAAAAAGAATGATTTGGGTAACTTTCCGTAAAGAAGGTATCCACAAGTATCCTGCGGCACTGGAAGATCCAGCACTTGCAACAGGTGATGAATATGATGTTAGTTTCTTGGGATATCCCCACAGACACATATTCCACTTTAAGGTCGGTATCACTGTAACACACAACGACAGAGATATTGAGTTTATTCAATTCAAAAGATGGTTAGAAAAACTGTATGAGGAGAAAACACTTGAACTAGATTATAAGAGTTGTGAAATGATGGCAGACGATTTGTACGAACAAATTATTGCCAAACACCCAGGCCGTGAAGTACACATCGACGTAAGTGAAGATGGAGAAAACGGTGCCCACATTGAGTATGCTAGATAGAGGATTAGAAAAATGGCAATTCAATTCAATCGTAAAGCCTACGATAAGGTTTTTACTGATCTTGAACGATTCAAAGACTTTTGTCGCTTCAATAGTGACAACCGCGGTAACTTTTATCCTTTCAATGAAAAGGATCTCTACAATAACAGCAGTTATGTTTGGAGAGCATTTACTAAAAGTAACCGCAAATATAAAAATAAGAGGAGTAAGCACTGATGAAAATATGGCTAGTTGATCTAGAAGCAGTTGAAACACGTTATACTAAACAGTGGAAAACTAAATTTCCTAAACTGCTAGAAGCTCACGGCCATACAGTGCAAGTAGTTAATGGTGGGGATACGCCGCAGGCCACAACGCCTGGGGCGTTCCTCAACTTTGGTGGAACAAATGTTTATAAATCAAATCAACTACAACAAATTGCAGAAGCATTTTGCAAAGGAGAAGTAAAGGATGGGGATTATTTCCTATATACAGATGCTTGGAACCCGTCTGTTATACAACTTAAATACATGGCTGAGCTACTTAATGTTAAGATCAGAATCGGTGGCTTATGGCATGCTGGCAGTTACGATCCTGCTGATTTTCTTGGTAGGTTAATTGGCAACAAACCTTGGGTACGTCATGCTGAAGAAAGTATGTTTGAATGTTATGATCACAACTATTTTGCTAGTCAGTTTCACATTGATTTGTTTTTAAAATCATTTCCAATGGTGGATATAGATAAAATTATACGTACAGGCTGGCCTTTTGAATATATGGAAGATACACTTACAATGTATAAAGGAATGCCTAAAAAGGATACTATATTATTTCCACACAGACTTGCTCCTGAAAAACAACTATCGATATTCCAAGACTTGAAAGAATCATTACCACAATATAACTTTGTTGTTTGTCAAGAACGAGAACTTTCAAAGAACGAATATCACAACTTACTAGGAGAAGCAAAACTTGTGTTTAGTGCTAACTTACAAGAAACACTAGGTATAAGTTGGTATGAGGGTGCAATTGTTGGTGCACTTCCTATGGTTCCGGATAGATTAAGTTATTCGGAAATGGCATTACCTAAGTTTAAATATCCAAGTGAATGGACACAAGACTTAGATAGTTACAAAAAACATAAACAAAAAGTAATGAATCTTATTACAGATTATATGGAAAATTATAAAAACTATCTTCCAGACCTAAATAAACAAGTAACCAAACTAAATGGAGATTATTTTAGTTGCAAAGGTTTGCTTGACGTGTTACATTAATAATATGCGCAATCCACTGCGTCAACATCGGAGATTAAATTGAAGAAATACGAAGAAATAGCAAAACGCTTACAAGACACAAAAACTAGATATTGGGCAGGTGACAATATCAGTGACTTTATTTTTGAAGGCGAAAAAGAACAACTTATCAACGAAGCCACTGAAAAGTTTGAAAGTGTACTAGATGCACTTGTAATTGACAGACATAACGATCCAAACAGTATGGGAACTGGTAGACGTCTTGCAAAGATGTATATCAATGAACTAATGGCAGGACGTTATGATCCTATTCCTAGTGCGACAGCATTTCCAAATGACAGTGCTTCACGTTATGAAGGTATGCTAGTAGTACGTTCAGAACTTACAAGTATGTGTTCACATCATCATCAGATTGTAA